CCAATCATATTGCCATCTTTGTCTTGATGAAATACTAAATGCTCTCCTGGATTGAAATATTCACGAACCTTCAATTTTGCTGACATCTCTCTATATACTTGTTATATAGTTATTTATGCTTCCTCTTCTGACGAAGCGCCGCCATTGCCGCCGCCATTGCCGCCGCCGCCCGAACCCGGTTTCGTATTGTATACCCGCTTAATCTCCATCGTGGTCTTGGTCTCGCGATTCTTCTTGATATAGTTCATAATCTGCTCGACCTGCTTTCCGTTGGTGATGAGTTCGCCGAGACATTTCTCGACATACGCCAACGTCAATGGCGCAGTATGTTTCGCAGCGACAAACCGCAATTTCCCATCTGAAATATTCACCGTCGCCTTTTCCAATTGTTTCTCTTCAATAATTTCAAGGATTTCGTCATTGATGACTGCTTTCTCGGTGCGAATATCGCGCACTTCTTCGGCGGATTCTTTGATTTTATTATCCAGCTCAACCCAGCGCTTGATTTTGGTTTCAAGTGTAGGTGGTGTAGTATGCGTTGCGGTCATAATTGAGGTCGGGTTCATTTGCGTGAAAACGGAGTTAATTCGCAGGGTGAATCATATAAACATAGTATTGTGATATGTTTATATATGTATTCGTCGCGAGACTACGAGAATATGGACGTATCATCTTTAATTGCGACGGCGAGTGCGGCGGGAACCACGGCGAAAGCTGAACGACTTTCCGAGAGAACGGCTACCAGACCTGCGCGACTGAAGAGCCTTTTGACCGAGGTAAAGACCTAAAGGAACAAGGGCGGTTTCAACAGCGGTCATCAAACCTGGAATCATACCTCCCTTCTGGGGCTGAGATGAAGACTTGGATTGCTTGCCACGTCCACGACGACGACCGCCACCCATAATCGGAGAACCGTGTAAAGAGGAATAAGCTTCCGCGCCGGCAACCGCGCCGCCGACAGCACCAGCAGTCATTGCGGCCTGAATACCAGGAGAAGCAACGGGAGCAGCAGCAGCGCCAGAAGTAGCGTCAAGAGCAGCAGGAGCAGCAGCACCGGAAGGAGCAGCGACTTGTGCGCTACCACCCGATTGTGCGCTACCACCCGATTGTGCGCTACTATTGCTTCCCTGCGACATTGCGCGGGTCAATAAATCCTGAGCCATCTTGCCAGCTTGCTGAAGTGTGGCTTGAGAGATTTGAGGAACAGCAGGTTGTGCTTGAGACTCTCCACTACCGCCGCTCTGGCGACGCCGGGAGCTCCCTTTGCGATGTGACTTACGAGGCATTACTAAATAGTGTTTATACATTACATCTAGAAATAATTTACATCGGATATGTATAAAATGAAAATCTTCCCTCTTCTCCTTCTTGGCCTAATTGTCCTTCCGGAATCTATCGTTCACGTTCCGATGTTCCCATTTGGTATTGCTGACGCACATCCAATCCACGAGCCGGCGACGGCGACGGCGACGGCGACGGCGACGGCGACGAATCATACGCAAGAACGCGAGTCATCATTGGAATGTGATGCTTGTATGTTTCTTGCCCACGGGTTGAACCAAACCATACTTCACAATCCTAAAGTTCTCTCTGTTGTGGTGGATGACCTTGAAAAAATCTGCGCGGTATTGCCAGCGAGTGTCCAATCATTATGCACCGAGGCAGCCGAACAAACCGCACCACTTCTGCTAAATCATCTAGGCGATATCATCGCAACGGAAGGGTGTGAAGATTTAGGCGTATGTCACACATTAGCCCTACACTAATCTGGTAGGTTCGTATTCGTATTCTATACGTAATCTTTTTATAGCGTGATACTAATTCATTTCAGTTCATTTGTATCACTCGTTCGTTACTCTGATGGACGTTCATCACCCGAATCACGCATTTCACTTTGATAAACTGACACTGACGCACCCCAATAGTGTTGCGGGCGGCTCGTATATGACACGATATTCGTATTGCGATAGTAAACAACCGCTCTATATCCAGACGACAAAAACACGGTCCAAACAAGGAATTGTTATTTCAGGTCGAAAAGCACATATTGACCTGTTATTGACCGCGACAGATACTGACTCCGAATTTACAGAATGGATTGCGAATTTAGAAAAAAGGTCGGTGGATTTACTCTATGAAAAAAGGCATATGTGGTTCACGCAAGAACTTGACCGTGTTGATATTGAGAATTCATTTACATCTCCGATTCGAGCTTATAAAACAGGCAATTTTTTAGTTCGTGTGAATTTAGAGCCAAACCCCAACCGTAATTTTACGCATCTACAGCCATTTTCTTGTAAGGTATTCAATGAAAACAAGACATCTGTGGACGTGGAATATATTAAGGACACTCATACGATTATTTCAATTATCGAGTTTCACGGAATACGATTTACCGCACGTAATTTCCAGATGGAGTTATTCTTGCGGCAAATATTGGTGGTGCCGGATATACCATTATTTGAAACATGTGTCATTGCGGCGCCCGCACCACCCGCCATCGCTGCTGCCGAACCACCCGCTCCCGCGCCCGCACCCGCACCCGCACCCGCGCCCGCACCCGCGCCCGCGGAAGTATATGAAAACACAGCTACAACGACACCTGAAAATGATGAATATTTAGACATTACAGGCTCCACCACCAATACTACAATGGACGACGACCCCATGAAACCAGATAACCGAATCAAACACTTTGATTTTACAGAAGTGAATATTGATTTTAATACGATTGTAGACGTTGATACAAATGAACCAACCTTTGATATTGAAAAAAAGACACAGACTCCCACAACGACCGGAATTACATTAAAAAAACACAAAGACGTTCTTTTACAATTGTATAAGGTTGCCAAAAAGAAAGCAATCGAAGCAAAAAAGGTCGCTATACGCGCATATTTAGAAGCAAAAGAAATCAAAGCCAGCTATATGTTGGATAATTCTGACCTTTCCAATTCAGATTCCGATGACGCCGATGACCGCGACATATGAAGTTTTATCATTTATTTTATATACAATTAAATTATAAGAATGAGTTTTTTGTCTGATTTAGAGAAAACACTTCGCGCCAATCACATTCTTGTGATTTTAGGTGCGATTGTTCTTGTATACGCCGTTTATACCTATTCCGACCAAAAGTTCGTGGCCCCCTATGAACCACTTCAGGCACAGGCAAATGCTCGTGCTCCCACGGACGCACCCATCGCACTGAGCCAGCAAGCCGCACCGGTTGCCACCAGTGGCGCAAGCGGATACTCCTCCGTTGACGCAATGACTGGACAAAGTGGTGGTCGTGCTGCCGGTGCCGCAAATCTCCCGGTCGCGAATCCATCTGACCTTCTTCCCCGTGACAGCAACAACCAGTGGGGCAGTTTGAATCCAGCGGGCAGTGGTGACCTTCTTGGTCAGAATCTTCTTTCTGCGACCTTCTTGACTGGCATTGACACGATTGGCAACACGATGAAGAATGCGAACCTTCAGTTGCGTTCTGAGCCCCCTAACCCTCAGTTGAACGTTGGTCCTTGGAACCAGAGCACCTTTGCTCCTGACTTGATGCGCACGCCTCTGGAGTTGGGAAGCACGCCGGTTCACTGAGCGCGTTCCGCCGCGCACCACGGACTCGGGTGCAATACCCAGGCAACACCCAGGCAACACCCAGGCAACACCCAGGCAAGACCGTATCATATTATCCTATGGTATAATATAATACATACGTTACAAACCCGTAGTTGCGTGACGGGACGTACTTTGAGAGTTCATTCGTGGCGGAACGCGAATATTGAACTCCGTTCATTTGGATACGGTGGTGTGCGGCCGAACGCACCCGGAACGCACGCGCATATAATGTCCCTTATCTCGACAATTATTCTATTAATCGCGACGATTATCCTATCTGTCATTATCATCCAAAACATCATTGTCCCTAGCATTGTGAATTACCAGCACGGTTTATTTATGAGTCCCGACTTTGTCATCGGCGAGAGTCAAATCCAAGGTCTCGGGTTGTTCACGAAGCGCCCCCGCGCGAAGGGCGAGAGATTGTTTGTTGCTATTTATTCCAATGAAACGGTGACACCAATTGGCAGTAAAATCAATCATTGCCCTGGGAAAAACGTCAACGCCGCGCGTTCCGTATTACCCAACACGTATCTCTCGGAGACCCCCGACAAAACCACCGGCGAATGGTGGATTATCGCGCTTCGCAACATCGCAGCTGGCGAAGAACTTACCGTGGATTATAACGGAACACCAGACTTCATAACAAAACCAGACCCGGAGTGGCGATGTCTGACGAATTGATTATTCATTCATCATCCTTGTAAAAGTCGCACGCGATAACCAGTTTATCGCCGTTTTTGACCCACTGCCACCTCATCTCCGTTTTATTCTTAAGTTTTTTGCTTAACCTTTTAGTGGACATCTCCATTTTTTTAGCAGTATATTCGTTATCAACAAACATTGTAAATAATAACATTTGGGTAGTAATGATATATATTATTTCATAAAATAATATATGTCATCAAATCATACACACGATATGAAAATATTCGGGGTTGATTTGTGTGAATACAAAGATATCTTCGGGCACCCGAGAGAAGGTGCCCACGCATACCGGTTATTCGATATTGCGGTCGTGGATGTCGCGGCAACCATCGTCGTCGCGTTCGTCATCTCTCGCATATTCGGTATCCCATTTTGGAAATCTCTCATCGCGATGTTTGTCATCGGGATTATCTCTCACCGCGCGTTTTGCGTTCGCACGACAGTGGATACGTGGTTGTTTCCGATGAGTGATGCGAAATAATCTTGTATTGTATTGTATTGTATTGTATTGTATTGTATTGTATTGTATTGTATTGTATTGTATTGTATTGTATTATAT